CTGACTTGTATGTTAGTTTTCCCAGGCCATGTTCATCGTATTAAGGTACGATGGATCAGCGTGGGTTTCACAATAGATGTGATTACGATGGCTAGAGAAAGACCCATTAAGTTGCATATTAAGGACGGTAAGGACACGGCTTTCCGTCTGATCGGTCCCAAGGGGCGTGTGTTGAACACGCTATTGTGGGATGGCGAGACGCTTGAGTTAACGGACGCATCCGATGTTGAAGATGTCCCAGAAGAGAGTCTTAATAACGGTAGTGAGGCAGAGGAGGCTAGCAACGACGCAAATCCGCTTAACGCTATTCAGGATACACAAATTGGCAGTCCAGTAGACGCTCCTGAGCCAGCAGAGGACCAGCCTGCTGAGCTCGGTGCATTGGAAGGCGTTTCAGACGTCAGCGGCGACTCTGAGTCCCCAATGAGCGACGAAGAACTGGCAGATATTCTAGAATCCGATACTCCAAAGGGTGAGGAAGAGGGTGACGAAGCTCCTGATGAGCCCCTCAACCACCAAGAGGACCATACAGAATCGGATCCTGTGGAACCCGACCAACCATCTGAGGATGAGGAAGTCGAGGAAAAGAAACAGAAGGATAAGTAACTTCTTGTTTCTACGGGGTGATCAAATTTGCCTACGGAACAAGAATCGAGAGAACGACAACGTGAAGGCTTTATCAAGTCTGTGGCTAGGACTACAGATAACAGCCCTCTAGTTCAAGGACTTCGCGCAGCGGGTGTTGAGGTAACTCCCAGAGTTATCGCTCACAGGCATCAAGCTTACTGGAACGCTACGAAGGACCACGTACTTGGCAGCAACGCACAGATTTTGACTGATCTCGGCAAATCGCGAGTGAAGAATAAAGATGCGTGGCGTGCTGGTAAGGCGTTGGCTCGAAAAGCAGTTGATCGCGCACCCCCTAGCATGTCGCAACATATGCAGGGAGCCTACGACAAGATGGACAACCCTAGAGGTATCCTAGATGTTGACGGTTTCACTGAGAAAGTTGCACGATATGGTACTAACGTGAAAATCGATGTGGACGCACAAGCGGCACAGATGATGTACAATGCACTAGTTGAGACGTTCAATCACTACGGTGATGTGATGCGTTCTAACCGTGCTGTTCGTATTGAAGAGGTTGACAAATGGATTACTCAATTGAATCCAAACCGTAACTCAGGTAACCCTGATTACACGCCTGTTAGTAAGGAGCAAGCTCTTAATGAGTATTGGCCTGTATTACGTGA